AATAGTAAATATGGACATGTATATCCTAAAATAGTAAATTGGAAGGTTACTTATAAAGGCAACTTCGTTAAATTCATGTATGGCGAAGTAGAGCGAAAATTTAGTCAAAATAATCTAATAAAATATTTTGGAGAATGTCTAATGCTTTAGCATAATTTAAAGCATCAGAAGCTGTGGTTGTATCATTCGCAATATTCTCATCAATAACATTTATCACATTTTGGACTGTTTCGTCGAATGAATTTACTAGATCTGTAAATGTTTTATCGGGATGAACTTCTGAATTTGATTTCATTATAACTTTAATCAAAGCTTTATTAACATCTTCTGTGATTTGGGTGCTGTAATCTGCTTTAAATTCACATTCTCCACTATGTGTATTTCTTATGAAATCACCAAATTGCACACCTCTTCCAGCATGCTCTTTTCCAAATACATTAAATTCTTTTACCATATAGATCACTTCTAACCTTCTTATTAAAAATTTTAAGTATTAACACATACGGTTGATTATTTCTTTTTGGGCAATGTTATTTTTACAGACCCTATAACGGTTGTCATATACCCTTCTTGTTTGTGGAAATCTGAAATTTCATCGTCTTTATTATTTTTAGGCATAATTACCCCTCATTTTTTATTGGAAAAGTGGCCTCACATTAATTGCTTTTGTAACAAAGGTGCCTTTACCATATGTTTTAGAACCTATAACTTCATATTTCATATTTTCACCACGAGGGAGTAATATTTCTTGCTCTCCCTTATTGGTTATACTTCGATCATTTAATCCTAACATCTCAGAGACAGGTACACCCGGACTACCTTTAGGATATGCAATTCTGAGTATAGTTGTTACGCGCATGTTGTCACTATGACCCCCATAAGCGTTAGCCGTACTGAGGGAGGTTGTAGCACTTTGGAATCCTGAATCGTCTATGATGGTACCTTCAGGCAGATCATTATCAAGAACGGATGTATAAGTCCCATCTGGTAATCTTTCATCCCCTAAACCACGATATAATACTAAATCCGTTGGTGTTTTGGTATCATCAATTACAGTGTCTAATTCATTTATATTCTGATTAAGGTCTTCTAATTCTCCGGTTTCTGGAAGTGTCCCCTCTCTCAGATAATCATTTATTGGTTTAAATCCATCATGTTTATAATCACTTAAACTATCTAATTGTGAATTAGAAACATTAGTTAATTTTTCATCCCAACCTGTTAATTCTGTATAATCTGATAAATTCGAGACTTTTTCAGGGTTGAACGTTCCTTCAACTCTAGGATCAAATTCTGTTGTGGATGTTTCTGGTACGTCCGTTTCTGGCATTTGTGCCTCAGTAATTGGTACCTCCACATCTGGAGATTCTGTTTCTGGCATTTGTGTTTCGGGTGTCTCAGTAATTGGTACTCCACTATCCGGAGATTCTGTTTCTTCAAGGGTGTTCGGCGTATCAGTTGCACTTAGTACATACGGGGCAGATTGATAACATCTACATCCAAAATGCGGATCTTCGGGCCAATTGAAAATTGAGTAGGGCCCACCAGCTTCTAAATCAAGGCAATCATCACATACGGCTTCATCACCCTGAGAAACCCAGTCAGCTACTAAATCGCTGACTATTGCTCCACCAGAGCCGATGACAAGCCCGGCCGCAATTGCATTAAAGTAAGTTCCATGTAACCCAATAAGCGATGCTTGACTGTACCCATACCAACCAAGTCCATCTTGACGTTGTTGTGCTTGGTTAAATGCAGAGTTTATGTCATCGTCATCGTCGTCATTATTAGGTAATGGTTTCTTATGTTTACTAATTGCTTTTGTGGATGGTGTTGGTTTTTTATGTAGATTGTTAGTAAGTGTTTGTCGTCTTAATCCACTTTTAATTTTATAATTAATATCATCACAAATATTCTTCCAATCATCGATTTGTTCATGTTGTAATATTGTTAAATCGTTAGTTATATCAGGTTTAATCTGTTTAATTGTAGGTGTTATTTTTTTGAGATTTGAGTTCGCAACACTTACGAAATCATTCACCATTGATTCATCAGTTGCAAGGATTATCGGTGTTCCTTGTTTGAAAAGTAATGCTGTTTGTTCATCAACTATAGCTAACTGTTTTGTAAGTGAACCTTCATTTTCTTTTATTCCTTTGATTATGGTGTCGTATATAGGCTGATTCAAATCAATTAACGCTTTTCTGAATGAAAGTTCAGTATCTGATGCTGTACCTTCACCCATCTTTGCATCAGGTTTAAAGGTTGGTGTATCTGTAGTGGATTTGTTACTTTGCAGCTGCTTTCTCGAAGATTTTCTTAACTTGTTTGCCGAGTCGTCCATTTTGGCTGCTATTTTTCGGAGCATTTGAGTTTTCAAAGTCATAATCATCCACCACCTCTAAAATACCAGCACTAACTTCTTGTAACATATCAGCCATTTTCTCTGTTTGTGCATCGGCTGTGGCTTGGAAGTTTTTGTTCATGATGTCTGAACCTTCGAATGCTTGTTGTAGTGAAACCATGTTGTTAGGTATGTAATAAGTGTTAAGGCATGGCATTGCTTTCATTTCAGGGGTTATTTCAATATTCAGTTCATCTGCAAAATGGGATATAACTTGGAGTGGTGTGATTGCAGACATGTTAAATAAATTCTGGAAATTGTTGATTTCATCTTCTTTGCTGGTTGAATCTGTTTCCATTTCTTGAAGTTTGAAACTGTAATCATCGAAGTTAAATCCAAATTCGTCCCATATGATATGTTTATTTATAAATGCTTCCCATACACGCTGTCTTGGTTTTATTGTTCCGACTTTGTAGTTTATGGCTGCTTCAGGTGCTATATTTCCACCAAGGCCTCCTACTTGAACAATTCCTACACGGTATGGATCCATCTCATGGGCAACTATTATTTCGTCACGGTTATCCATCCTGTATAATCTGAAACTTGATTCTTTCACATCAGCTGCAAGTTTTTCAAATGTAACCTGTACAGGTGCTGTATCTGCATCCCCACTTGGAATCGCAACAACCATGCTGGATTGTGGATTTCCAATAATATTTTTTAATTGTTTTTCCAGTCCCATCTGTAATTCAGATTGACCGGTTCCTTCGCCTTGTTCATCTTTAACTTCATTATCTTCAAAGTTTCCAGTGACAAAGATAGCATATGAGGGTATTCCAAAGTTTCTAAAGAATGCTACGTTGTAGTCAACTGCTGCCTGGTCACCTATAATGGTTCTAATGGCTGGTATGTGTGGTGGCATTCCATAATAAGTTGTGAAACTAGAATAATCTGTGTTATATATAACTTCATTGGCTCTGATTGAAGCGTTTAATTCTCCTAATTCGTATTCTTCGCCCGTATTCATATCCACATCATTCTGATATCCAATCATTTTAAACCATCGACGGTCAAAACCCCACCATGACTGCATGAATTTATTCTTTTCTTTATGGATACGGAATGTTTGACTTGGAAGTTGATTCAAACGTTGCGGTAACCCTTGAGCCAAGCCCCCTGTTCTGATTAGTTCAACTATACCCCAACCGACCTGTTCATAATCTTGTTGAGCGTTTGATAACATATTTTCAAACGTAGGAGAACTGGCATTAAAGAAAGCTAATAATGTATCGAAATGATCTTGATTTGGATCTTCACCTATAGGTTCTAATGTGAAACCTAATCCTGCAACATCTGTGGCTTTTTTACGGCAACAAACATTATGATATGTGTTTACTGTTCCGAGATTTGCTAATACTCTGGGGTTAAAAGGAGGTGTCATTAAATTGTAAAGACCATATGTAGTGATGGCACTCATTTCTGTTAATCCTTTAGAAGGTTCTTGTGTCGAATCTGCAGATCCTTTTAGTGCCATTTGTCTTTCTTTTTTAGTTGGCAGATCCTTGATTTTATACTTCTTACTAAACACATCTTCAACATCTTCAGGTTTATCATGAGGTTCAAGTTGATATTCTTTTAAAACATCAGCTGTCACTACCCTACCATTGCTCGTCCCAAATGCGAAAGGCATGCGTTTTCGATTGTTAGCCATAACTATTTATCTCCTCATATAGACTTTGGCTTTCCGTTTACGTTTCCAGTAACGAGCCGCAGCTGTCATCGTATCTGTAATGTTATCTTCACCGCCATCTTCACCGGTGAAATTGATTAATTCAATAATACACTTTTCAATATCTTCTTTTGACATCATATCGGTGTCAAATTGGATACATTGAGTTTCAGCCATAACCTCTAAATCAAAAGCACGGTCTAATTTACTTGCAGTGACTTTGTCACGTGTTATTTTAAACCATTTAAATTCAGGTTCTGATTTGAAACGTTGAATTAAAAGTTTAGATCCACTGCCTGGTTCCTGTTCAATAATTGAAGGAATGTCGCGGCCATCATTAAGAGTCGTATTTTTATATGTACTCAGGACCTGTTGGGCCGTATATTTGCCATGGACTAAATGTCTGAAAACTAATTTATCATCATAAAAACCATTCCTGAGACCTGCTGTAGCATCACCTTCATCTCCAGATGCTGCAAAATCCCAGTTACGAATCTCATTTAAAGATTCAGGTAAGTGTAATTTATTTGTAAAAAGATAATCGTGTAAATCATTATTTTCATCATAAAACCATTCACGTTTGAAGATTGTTCCTTCACGATCTTGAGGATCTTGTTGATGGATAGCATTAAATTTATAACTTCCAATATCCTTTTTGATTTGGAGTAACTCTTTTTTGCCGCGTTTTTCTGGCCATAAAGGTTCACCAATTTCTCGGCCTAATATATCATTTTCTTCAGCTAATTCAGGTAATCGTAAATAAACCCATACATGGCCTAATTTCTCTCCCCGTCTTAATCTTGGAAGTGCCTCTTCAGCTGATATCCATTCACGTTTCTTTAAAATAATTCCTATCAAATCATTTTTATCTAAACGTTGCTGTAAAATAATTGTAATTGCATTTTGTCCTGTGAATGGATCTTTCTCTTTTCTTGTAGAAATTGTTGTATCAAAGAGGTCAATCATCTTCTCTTGGATACGTGGACTTCTAGCCTCTTCTACGTTCTTTGAGGGGTCATCGACAATTATAACGTTTGCCCCACGGCCTAAGATTGAACCACTAGCACCTGAACAGAAGTATTCGCCTGTGTTATTAGCTACTTTGAACCAATGTTTGGCTTTAGTATCTTGACTTAACTTTGGTTTTTCAGGGAATAAATGTCCAAATTCATCCAGGTTATCTTTTGCCTTACTTCCAAACCCACTTGCAAGGGAATCGTTATAAGACACATGTATAATTTTTGCATAAGGTCTAGATCCAAGAACATAAGCAGGAAATATCTCAGATACTTCCATGGACTTACCAAGTCTAGGAGACAATGCACATGCAAAGTTTTCTAATTGACCATTCAATGCAAAATGTAAAAATTCAATAATAAGATTTAAATGAGGGACTGGTTGCCAAGCACCATTTGATGATATTATGCTAAAGTCCCATAGATCCATCGGAGCTTCATTCTTTGTTTCTCCGATCGACATAATATTCATCCATTGCCTTCCTTTTAGCAGCGATGTAATCTGGGTCGCTTAATAATGATTCATTGTATTCAACATTAGCTTCAACTTTTGAAATTTCAGAAGGTTCACCTTTAGCTGTAAGACTCACTTTTTGAGCAGATTCAAGTCCTTTACCTACATTCATAAGAAGATATGCTGCATTTCTAGGAGTTCCTAATACTGGAGTCCCATCTTTTAAAGAATATAATTCAACTTTACCCTCAATAATCTTATCTAATTCGTTATCCAATGCTCGCCTTAATTTATTTGCTGTCTTATTAAATTTGAAGGCTTCTACGACAATTTCTTCTGCCTCACTTTCACTTAACTTTTCACTACGCTTTTTTTGTGCAACTTTTCGGTCAACTTGTAATTTGTAATCTTTACGTTTTTCTTTCCAATTCCAATTTCTAGCATGTTGCTTTAATGACCCATAGCTCACATTATAATATTCCGCTGAACCTTTAAGAGTTGGGTCTTCTTTCACACCATCTTCATTACGATATCCGTGTATCATTTCGTCTTCTATGATGTCTAAGATTTCTGGAGAAAGGAATTTCTTTGTTGTCATTGTCGATCACTTTTAAAGTTAGTTAGTTAAAAAAAAAGTTAGTTAGTTATGATAAAATAAAATTTATAATAATTTATCCTTTGATTTTACTGAGAATATCTTTAACATTATAATGAGTTTCTTCTTCACTTTTAGGGGACAATAGGTTTTCGTCTTCATCTTGACCTTCATCCATTGCATCTGCTTGGTCGGGGTCGAGTTGTAAAAGTAAAGTTTGGAATTGAGATACGTGTATTTTCTCTTCTTGAATCACATCATTGAAAATAGCTTGTAAATCTTTGTTATTTGTACTTCCAGATAATTGTTCATAAAAATTAATTGCATCAAATTCAG